ACGCTGCCGGGGTGTTTCGCACTAGCGTTGGTTTCATCTTTGCTGTTTTATGCCCGTCCACGGAAGCCACCCGGCACCCGTCGATGTTCAGACCGCCCACGCCCCACTTCGCCGTGTTTTGCGCGCTAGTCCCTTCCAGCGGCTTGCGCGCCATGCAGATGGGTTCATGCGAGGGTTTGAGGGCCGTTCCCCAGCCGTGCCACTGTTTAGCTAAGTCGGTGGCAGGGGCCGTGACAGCGCATTCAGCTTCAGGGTTGCTGAGGCCCCACTGTGCTGAACGTTGGGCCACCGTCGGTGACATAGAGTAACCCGGCTGCCCGAGCTTGGTCCCGATGACTTCACGCTCCGCGCCCGCAGCCTTATCCAGCGCCTTCGAGACATCCAGGCTCTTTGGGAAGCCGCTGCCATAGACCCACATCAGCGTGTCGCGCACCTCGAAGCCTGCGTCCTCAATAGCGCAAAACATGCGATGAAAAGTCCGGCTGCCGCCGAAGGCGAGAAGATGCCCACCGGGCTTCAACACGCGGAAGATCTCGCGCCAATAGGCAGGACCGGGAACATTATGGTCCCAGTTTTTGCCCATGAAGGAGAGGCCGTAAGGAGGGTCGCAGACGACTGCATCAACACAGTTATCTTCCCAGGTAGGAAGAACAGTGAGTAAGTCGCCGTGGAACAGGTCGAAGTCCGGCATGGGTTTACACTCAAAAGGGGAGCGTGGCGGAACGGATGCGTCGGGCACGGGCAGAGGCGAGAAGGTCGTCAATGCGCGTTCTATTTGACTGTAAAGACTGCGTTCGCCAGGAAGCCGGAATGTCGCGGATGCAGCGGTAGGCGAGGGCGACGGCCATCGCGGCGTCGTCATACCCGCCCTTCGGCGCCTCCGGGGCGATCTTGCCCGGAGGGATGGTCAGGCTTCGCAGTTCGAGCCAAGTCGGCCGGTCCATCATCTTGACGAGGGGCAGGGCCTCCCGCAGCGTGGCATAGGCGTCGAGTTTTGACTGTAAAGTTGTGACCCACGGCTTGCCCGTCGCAGGGTCGCGCCACTGTTGAGTGTACCCGCAGTTCTGCATTTCGAGCAGAAAAGCGTGGCCATGATTGTTACTCTCAGCCAAAACTAGGGCATTATTATAGCGAGAGGCCACTTGGATGGCGCGGTGCGCCCATGCCTGCGGCGTGACCTTGTTGCTGCGCTCAGTGTAGACGGGCTGCATGGTGGCCACGCTGACGACGGCCAAGGCGCTGTAGTCCCCACCCGCGCCGCCTCCGATGTCCACGCCGATCACATAGCGATCGTGAGGGTGAGGCTTCTCGATCTCCCGCCCGTGATGTTCGCCGTGCAGTTGATGTTCGAGCACGGTTACTTGGCTCAGGATTTCTTCCTCGAAATACCCGCCCTCACGGTCGATGAAGCAGTCATCTATATTCGCTGGATATTCCCTGCGAAATTTGTGCTCGCTGCCCAGTCTTTTCATCGTGCGGCGGCGCCAATGCAACTGGTTCAGCGTGAGGGAGTAGGCTGTTCGCAGAGACTTTTCACTGTCTGAAAGAGATGCCTCGAACTCTGCGGCGTCGAAGTCGCTGTCGGGGTCAGAGTAGAGAGGGTGCTCATGCCAAAACATCGTGAGTAGGTGCCAGCCGTTCTCAGGTGCTCCGCGAATAAGAGACGAGAAGAAGTCGTTTGGGTTCGCGGCCGTGCTCTCTACGATCAAAAGACCGTCGCCCACGGCTGCATCGATCTGCGCCAAGACTTCTTCGAGGTCTGGCGCATAGGCGGCTTCGGAGATCAGCGCAGCCGCAGGGGTGAAGGAGCGGAGCCCGGTCGTTGAGCGAGAGGTGAACGCCTGCAAGGACGCCTCTGTGTCCCCGTAAGCGATCTGCCCGCTGCTTCGCCGGATCAGCGGACGCTGCAAGAGCTTGGGCAGATGTTCGAGCCAGCGCCGATTATCGTCCATCAGCGAGGTCGCGCTGTCGTCCCTCATGCTGACGATCGCGTGCATCGCCGCATACGGCGTCGTGTAGGCGAGCCAGTGAAGCACCATCTTCGCCCCGGTCGTCGCTGCGACCTGACGGGCTTTGAGGATGATGATGCGTTTGTGCCCAGCTTTTACAGCGTCAAAGATCTTGACCTGCATCGGCAGAGGGTCGAAGGGCACCAGTCTTTTCGTGTCTTTGTCTTGCACCTTATGAAGCTGCGCGAAAAGGCCCGGCTCCGAGAGTAGGGCTGCGAGCTTGGCGCGCATGGCGACGGGGACACGCCCTGGGATGAAAGGCACTACTTCACCAGCCGCAGCACTTTGGCGAGTTCGCGCTCAGCCTCATCATGCGACACGGGCTGTTCGACCTGCACGGGCTTGACTGTCTCTTTGATGATCCACTGCGAGAGGCCCACCGCTGTCTTATCGCCATAGCCATTCTCGATCGTTTTTTCGAGCATGGACAGCGCCTTTGGCGCAAGCAGGCGCAGACGGCGAGAGATCTCATCATCTGTCAGAGGCGGGGGCGGCAGCGACCGGCGGTACTCCTTACACCATTCGGCCACGGCCTTGCTTCCGCCCCACTTGAAGAAGCCCGCGTGAGAGACCAGCCCTTCCCTGACTGCGATGGTCGGTTCATCGTCGTGATCGTTTTCGACCAGCCACTTGACGACTTGCGCTTGCTTTTTTGTCAGGCTCTCCATGCATCACCCGCGATTTTCTGAAGGTCAATGAGAGGAAGCTCCACGGTTACGAATGTACCGTGTTCCTCGCACTTACGTCGGCGGATCAGCAGGTCGGGCCACTGTACCGAAAATTCGGCAATAAACCGATGCCGGACCTTTTGCGGCTGCCGCGTCTCTTTGACGATGGTTTCTTTCAGGCAAGTCGGGCACTTCATGGCGGCGGCTCCGCTACTGAACATAGCACTACCAGCCATAGTGTCAAGCGACTTTACAATGTAAAGGTCAGAGCGACTTAGTGGCCACATTTCCCGTTTTGGTTTTACATTGTAAAGCCACCGACTTAGTGGCGACAAATCCCGTTTTGGTTTTACAATGTAAAGATGGGGACGACTTAGTGGTAGGAAATCTGGTTTTGGTTTTACATTGTAAAAGCAAACTGAGAATTTTGCCAAAGATATGAGGGGTAGGCATACTGAACATCTGTGATCCTTCATGGCCGAAACGCCCGCTCCTACCTCCACTATCGGGGAGTGTTTGAGGGGTATGAGGGGTCTGCGCGCAAAAGTAGTGACCCCCCTTCATGGCCCGTCCAGAGTGCGAAGCGCGGTGTTTAAATAGTACCTCTTTTTCCCTTCCTCAACACCCCATACCACTTTACACCATATACCCCTCATACCCCTCAAAGTATGTTAGCTTGTGTTTGAAACTGCTCTAAAGTGTAGTCAGGAGCGTCACTATGATCATCGACCTCTTTTGAGGGGTATTGATCATACCCCTCACAGACCCCTCAAAGTCTCCGGCCTCGATTTCGGCGGAGACTGGGCGAAGGAGCGGTGCTTTTCCTATAATCAGGTTTTGAGGGGTCTAGAACACGGATTTGGACCCCTCAAAGTGTGCAAGTAGTCGCGGTGTCCGGGCGACGATGCGCGCTGCTGTTGAGGGGCCGACTTCGGTAACAGATTTCGGCAACATACTCAGCCCGAAGCCTGCTGACTAAGACGCGCAATCATTCAGTCGTGATGTCTTAATTACACTAAAACTACCTCTTAATAAATACATGTTGCGGTGTTTGACAGTGGCGAGCCGTCTGGTTACTATGTCTAGGTCAGGCCCAGCCACACACCACGGGCTGACGAGAGAGGTCCAGATGCTGATGATCGTTGACATGATGTTCGAGGTGCATGTTGAGCGTGAGGAGTACCACTACTGCCGGGACGCACAGCGGTCGTTCACGGTGATGGCCCAGGGCTTTGACTACATCCGCCGCCGTCGCGAGAAGGAGCCGCATCTCAGCGCGATGGTGCGCTTCGTAAACACAGACAGCCTGACGACGATGACGCGGTTCTACCATCTAGCGGAGAACTCCAACACGCCGAACTGCGAAGCATGGAGCCAGACCATCGCGATCCAGTTCAACCCGTGCAGAGACGCAAGGACAAGAGACACGACGGGCAACGGGTGGCACAGCTATGTTGGCTTTGCCGGCGATTTTGAGCTGGATGAAGATCTCTGCCGCTTCATGGCGCAGATGGAGAACACATGAAGCCCGAACACATCGTCGTGGACGAGGAACTCCACATGCTCTTCAAGACCGCTGCCTACCTTGACGGTCGCTCCATCCAGGCTTTTTGCTCGGAGTTTCTAAAGCCGGCGCTGCGCGAGTATGTCCGGCTACTGGCAGCGCAGATGGCCCTGCCGGAAAATGCTACATGGAGCCGCAGCCCGACTAAGACCCGCCAGCTACTGACCCTACTTCGCAATTTCTGAAAGAGAAGGGCCGGTAGGAGCAACCACTCCCCTACCGGCCCAAGTCCCACACACTGACGAGGATCACTGCCATGACCCAGTTCCACTCTATCATCGCCGCTATTTGGCCGCAACCTCCCGCCGGACTGGAATACGTCGAACAGGCGCTGTCCGGGGGCGACTACATCAGCACCGGGCTGTTCGAGGTAGGGAGCGTGTCCCCCTCTGGCACAGGCCGGACGAAGGGTAACTGCAAGCAAGTCACCAGCCTGTTCTTCGACGCCGACCTGATCGGGCTCCATACCGCCGTGCGCGTCTCCGAGGGAGAGGAAGTCGAGATCAGCGCGGACGCCCGTAAGGCCGTCCTCTACACGGTCCCTGATGACGAGATCGAGGGCATGAAGGAATACGCCCTGGAAGTCGTGACAGAGGCGCTGTCGGCCGTGATGAACATGGACCCTACCGCGATCATTGACAGCGGCTGGGGCTATCACTTCCACTATGCAGTGGACGGCTTCACCCCTGCC